GAAGGCAAGATCAACTTGACGCCGGGCGCCGAGATCGACCACGAAGCCATCGCACAGAAGATGTCCGAGATCATCGCGGAATTCGACGTGCAACTTGTCGGATATGACCGATGGGGAGCGTCGTATCTTGCGCAGCGGCTCGCCGAAATTGGGGCGCCGATCCAAGCCTACAGCATGGGCTCAAGCACGTTCGCGCCGGGCTGCCAGTTGTTTCAGAACCTTTGGGTCGGCCGCAAGTTGGTAATCGGTGACGATCCGATCCTGCGGCGCGCGTGCGCCGAAGCCATTCCCCGAACGGGCATGAGCGGATACGTGCGACCCGAGAAGCCGCGCGACCACAGCGCCATTGACCCGCTCGTGGCTTCGATCATGGCCGTCCACTGCTGGGGAGGAAAGCGCAGCAGTTGTTACGAATCCGAAGTTTAGTCCGAGACATGAAGCGGCAAACTTGTCGCAATGCGCAACATGTTGCGCAGTCTGTTGCATCGTTGGTTGGGGCACTGGGGCACGCATGGCGTGATCCTCCCGACGTCGTTTGACGTCGCGGGTATGCCAACGATTACGCCAGGCACGGCGCTCGCGTATACGCCCGTCTACCGCGCGGCTTCGCTGATCGCGAACGATGTCGCACGCGTACCGCTCGACGTCAGCGAGCGCACCGCGAACGCGTTGCTTCAGCAACCTAATCGCTGGCAGAATGGGTTTGAGTTCCGTCGAGCGCTCACGATGCAAGCGCTGCTGTACGGCAACGCGTTTGCAGTCATCAACCGAACGCTCGGTGGCGAGTTGCTTGAGTTGCTTCCGCTCGACATCGAAAGCGTGTCGCTCGATCTCACGAAGCCCGAGCCTGTTTACAAGACGCGGTTGTACGGCGATGTGCCGATGTCCTCGATGCTGCACCTGCGAGCCGTCGGGCTCGATGGCTTGTGGGGTGAATCGCCTGTGCGATTGTGCCGCACGTCGTTGCAGATTCTCGCAGCACAAGAGAACTCGCAACTTGAAGTGATGAAGAACGCGGGAAACCCGAAGCTTGCGTTCGTGCATCCGGGCCCGCTGAGCGAAGGTGCTCGGCAGTCCATCAGCGAGAAGTTCCTACAGCATCACGCTGGCGCTGAGAACGCCGGCAAACCACTTGTGCTCGCCGAAGGTATGCGCGTCGAGCGTATTAGTTCCACGCTCGACGATGCCGGCATCGCCGCGGCTCGACGTTACAGCGTCGAAGATGTCTCGCGCATCTATGGCGTGCCGACGTCGTACCTGAGCGAGCACAGCGCGAACGCCTACGGCTCGATGGAATGGTTGTCTCGCATGTACGTGGACGCGTGCTTGCAGCACTGGTTCTCGACGTGGGCGGCAGAGATCGTGGCGAAACTCGCACCGTTCGGCTCGGCGACGTTTGACGCTGACATGATCTCTCGGCCGTCGCTCGCCGAGCAGATGGCGGCGCTGCGCACTGGCGTCGAGTCCGGCGTGATCACTCGCAACGAAGCGCGCGAGTACTTGAACCTTGCGCCGCTGGACGGGCTGGATGAACCAATCATCGCGAAGAACATGGGCACGGGCGGCGGCAGCACAAACCTCGGAAGTGACACGAGCGCAGGGAGCGTCCATGACTTCGCTTGAACGTCGCAGCGTCACCATCGGTGCACCAGCCGGCCGCACGCTCTCAGGGCTCGCGATTCCGTACGGCAAGTGGAGCCGCGAAATCTCCGAGCCATTCAACCCGCAGTTCCGCGAGCGAATCACCCGCGGCGCCTTCGGCGACCTCGCCGGCGCCGACATTAAGTTGCTCTTCAACCACAACGCGAGCGCGTTGCTCGCTCGCACGCGCAGCGGCACGCTCACGCTCAACGACACTGCGAGCGGGTTGCGGTTCACCGCGGATCTCGCCGAGACGAGCGTTGGAAACGACGTTCGCGCGCTGCTCGAGCGCGGCGACTTGAGCGGCGAGATGTCGTTTGGTTTCTACGTCGATCGCGACGAGTGGAACCCGCGACGCACCGAACGCACCGTCACCGCGGCTCGACTCGTGGAGTTGAGCGTTGTTGTCGATGCCGCGTACGGCGACAAGACCAATTCGAGCCTGCGGAGCGTGTCCGCGGCTGCAACGGAGGCCGCCCGTCTGCGGCTCGAAATCCACAAGCACAGGATGAAAGACCATGTCTGAAGAGTTGAACAACATCGAAAGCACCGTTCACGAGTACCGCAAGACCCTCGAGGGATTCGCCGCACGCACTGGTGCCAAGACGCACCACGTCGAAATCCGCGGTAGCGGCGAAGAGCGCGAGAAGATCGCGCGAATCGATGCCGACCTCGACGCCGTCGAGCGTGCAGCAAACGACCGTGCCGCACTTCGCGCTGCGCAAGAGCGCTTGAAGGCGCTCGAAGAAGAACGCGCACAACCGCAGTTCAGCGCACGCGCTCCGAAGGTTGCCGACGTCAAGCACGATCTCTCGTCGCCTGAATACGCCAAGCGTTGGCTCTCCGCCGTCGCGCGTGGCGATCAGGCCGAAATGCGTGCGCTCTCAACTGGCACCACTGGCGCCGGCATTCCGACCGATCTCGAGCGCCGCATTGTCGAGCGTATGTACATGGCCAACGTGCTCCGCACGATGGCGCCTGTGACCTCGATTGACTCGAAACGGACGATCACCGTTGAAGGCAACTTGCCAACGACGAACCTTGTGGCCGAAGCAAACGCGATCACTCCGAGCGATCCGACGTTCGGCACGGCGATTAGCGTGGTGCCATACAAGTACGTTTGCGCTACGCAGATGTCGCAAGAGTTCATCGAAGACGCGATCGGCCAAGGCGGCATCGGTAGCGGTCTCGACTGGGTCGCTTCGCGCATCGGTCTTTCGATGGGCTTGAAGATGGAAGAGGCGTACACCATCGGTACGAACTCGAGCCAGCCTGAAGGCATCGCAGGATCGTCGGCAAGCAGCAAGATTACGACGGCGACCCAAGTCACCGACTTGGGTGGCGCAGCGATCACGACGGTGACGGGCGACAACGTCATTGACACTGTGCACCTCGTTGCGCCACAGTACCGCGCCTCGCCGCGTTTCTCGTGGTTCTTCTCCGATACGTTCTTGCGCGTCGTTCGCAAGTTGAAGGTGAATACCACTGACTACATTTGGAAGATTGGCGACAACGCTGGTCTCTCAGGTGGCGTGCCCGGAACCATCTACGGCATTCCGTATCGCGTTGGTCAATACGTGCCGACTGCAACGAGCAACGGCAACATCTTCGCCATCGTCGGCGACTTCAACTACTTCGAGATTTTCGACCGCACTGGCATGACGTCGCTCGTCGATCCGTACTCGGCGGCAAGCACGCACCAAGTCACTCTCTACACGTACGCGCGCACCGATTCCAAATTGATGCTCGCGAACGCGTTCGCTGCGATCACCTGCTGATATCAGCAGTTCACGAAGCGCTTTTTCTTACCTTGCTCGCGTTGGGGGGAAACCCCCAGCGCGGGTTTCATGGCTGCGACACCTATTCCGATCGACATTCTGAAGACGCGTTTACGCATTGACGTGGACGCCGATGATGTCATTCTCACGACGCTCTGCATCGCAGCCGGCGAAGTGATCGAGCGCGAAACTGGCGTCTCGCTTGCGAGCGAAACGCGCACCGCGAAACTCGACAAGTGGCGTCGTTTCGTGCTGCCAGTTCAGCCCGTGGCGTCGGTAACGTCGGTGACGTACTACAACGGCAACAACGTGCTCACGACGATGCCAACGGCAGATTGGTACGTCGACGACACCGACAGTCTGACTGCGTTGCAGTTCAAGGAAACGCCCGAGATATACGAAGGCACCTATCCGACCGTGACATACGTTGCCGGCTACGCGCAGGTGCCGCACGCGTTGCAGCAAGCAATTGTGGGGCTCGTTGGCGCGTGGTACGCCAACCCTGATGCAACCTCGGTGGCGTCGCTCGCGGAAGTTCCATTGTCTCTCAAGTACATCCTGAACGCGTACAGCGCGCGTGGGGCGCTCCGATGATCGGTAGCGGCCGACTACGTTTCCCCGCTTCGGTGCTGCAACCGAGCGGCACGACTGACGATCTCGGCCAGCGCATCGGCACGTTCAACGATCTCACCGCGGCAGCGAACGGCAACCCGCCGTTGTGGGTCGATCTCCGCACCGACTCGGCAGCCGAGCAACAGTACGCCGACGGCGTCGCAACGGTAAGGCGTGCCGAGATCCGATGTCGTTGGAACTCGCTGCAAAAGTGGGGCATTGACGAGACGTTTCGGCTTGTGGTCCGTGGCCGAACGTTCCGTATCGCTGGCATTACGAACCTCGATGAACGCGACATGGTCGCCGTGATCGAAGCTGAGGAGGTTGTATGAGCCTTGAAGCCGCGATCCGCAACATGCTCGACAACACTGCGCAACTCGCCGCGTATCCGATCACGCACGGGTATCGACCGCAACTGAGCACGTTGCCAGCGATCACGTACGAAGTG